GTCAAGGCATTTTCTGATAACTGAATATGCAATAGCTGTTGCAAGGTCTGTTGTTACTTCTGTAAATTTTGCGCTTGTGCTGTCTTTTCTGTATTCGTCACAGAAGTTTGTCAATAATGTTTCAAAATTTGTGTTTGCTGTTGGCTGTTTTGTCATTTCGCTTTACTCCTTTTATTTGTTGTTGTGGTTGTGGTGCTATGTGGTTGTTTTGCAAAGGGTTATGACCTTGCATAACATAAAATAACATGAATGTATAAAAATGTCAAGATAATTTTATAACGTTTCATTCTTTACCGTAACCCACTAGGAAAACTTTTTGAAATTCTTTAGATCTATGTTCCCTTTTCCCACTATGACACATAGGGGCGGTGGTTATGGTATTTTGTGGCGGTCTGCTATTCCCCTATGAGGAAGTCGCTTCATCTCCCACATACAGCTTAAACTTCCAAAATCAGCCTTGTTTTCACATAGGCTCACCGCTGGTTATTGGATTTTCTTATGCTTCATTGATAATCAATATTACCTATCCAATAAGAAAAGACGGTAACCAGCGAACCCGATCCTATAAAATAATTGCCTGCAATATTCATGCTAATTAAATGATATTTCCATTGACAAGCATAGAAAACAATGGTATAATAATGCTAAATAAATGATTTTGCATGTTTCAAATGCAGATTTATTTTTTTTTGGATTGTCATGCTAATTAAATGATGTTTCATATAAGAATCTGCTTTGTATTTAATGCTCTATCATGCTGCTTTTGATACCTAAGTAGAGATGGTATTCTTCTTTTAAGAAGTATCCCGCGAACCCTTGAGTTTACTGGGTTTTTAGAGAAGTCTACAACCTCATTGGTTGTAAATGGCAGTAAACAAGTTTTAAACAAAATAAGCATGGAGGTAAAAATGATTCAAGTTTGCGATGCGATTATGGGGACCGGCAAATCCAGTGCCGCTATCACATATATGAATGAACACAGGGATGAGAAGTTCATATATGTAACGCCATACTTGGAAGAAGCTGAGCGAATAAAGGAAGGATGCAAAGCAATGCACTTCGTAGAGCCGAGCGACAAATTAAAACAGTATGGATTTAAGAAGAGTGAGCATACTGCTGCTCTTATCAAACAGGGCAAGAATATCACAACTACACATCAGGCATTTAAGAGATACTCGCAAGATATGTTGGATGACATCCAAAGATATGGATACCGTCTTATCATAGATGAGAATATGGATGTGCTTGAATGGTATGACTGTCATCCTGATGACATCCAGTTGGCAATCGATGCAGGATATCTTAAAGAAGAGGATGATGCATACTCGCTGGTCAAAGAAGATTATAACGGATTGGTATTCCATGAGTTATTCCAATTTTTAAAGGTTCGACAGCTCATCAAGATGGAGGATGCGAATACAGGTAAAAGCACACATTTGTTTTATTGGATACTGCCACCAAATTTAATTACAGCTTTTAAAGATGTGATTATCCTTACTTATATGTTCAGTGGACAAACCTTACATCACTTTCTAAAGATGTATGATCTGCCATATGAATACATCGGCATCCAGAAAACAGAATCCGGACAGTATCGGTTCTGCGAGTATCCTGGTTACACACCGGAATACGTCAGTCATCTGAAAGATATGATTCATATTCTGGACAATGACAGAATGAATAGTATTGGAGATGAGTTTCATGCGTTGTCTATGAATTGGTTCGACAAGAAAGATGAGGACGTGGAAAAGTTGAAAAAGAATGTATATAACTGCATGGTCAATATCTGGCGCGACATTCCATCGGAAGAAAAATTGTGGGGTTCATTCAAAAGCTATAGCCATAAAGTCAAAGGAAAGGGATATACCAAATCATTCTTAACATTCAATGCAAAAGCAACCAATGCATATAGAAACAGGCGGTATCTGATTTATATAGCAAATTTATTTATGAATGTGAATGAGAAAAAGTTTTACACAAAGCACGGAATAGATGTGGATGAAGATGCGTATGCACTGTCCATTATGGTTCAGTGGATTTGGCGATCCGCCATCCGGGATGGGGACGAGATATATTTATACATACCGAGCAGACGCATGAGAAATCTGCTTGAAAAATGGATTGACAAAACAGTACAGGGAGGAAATACGATCAATGAAGCGTAAATGTAATAATTGTGTATATAAAGAAAACTGCCGCGAGACAACACCATGTGAAGACTTCTATCCTCTTGATGGAGATTTGATGACAGATGATGTCGTAGAGAGAATGGTCAAAAGTGGACGTTCTGATTTTGAAGCTGCGTGGCGTGAATATGTCAAAGAGTTCAATAATTAATTTATACAGTCATGCTAATTGGATGATTGCATAGAAATGAGGTGTTTAAAATTAGCAAGCAACTTACTTGTCAAAAATTTATTTATAAGCTACATAGTAGCCGCCTTCGTAAACATCGTTGGCGGCTGACACTTCCAATCGAGGAGGCAAGAAGAAACGAAGAGGTAATATCTCTTGCCGACAGCCAAACATTGCGTTGGATTGATTATCTGAATGACATCACAGACGCTGATGCTGAAGCTAAAAAAATCAAGGAAGAAATTCGCAGTTTAAGAACTGCTCCAAACAGTGTAAAGAACAGACACTCCATTAAGAAACTGTACGAGGATTTGGATCAGCTGCAGTATAAGGCAGATTACGTCACTCTGATTATTGACAAAGAAAAGGACTACTATCGTGCCTGCAAAGGCTTTCAGATCAATGGTGTAAAATATCGACGCCTGCTCGGAACCAACGGTGGGATTAAGAACAGCACTATCGTATTTGTAAGTGAAAAAGTTGTTGATGAACTACATCGTAGAATATCCAATGGGCGCAATCCAGAAAAAGAACTGGTTACTGCAAAGCTCGAAGCATATCAGGCTCTCACCTGTAGTGCTTCTACTCCGGTTTCATTTCCGAAAGGAATCGCTGTAGTAAATGACTGTGAGACTTCGTTCCTCTCTGATATTGTATATCTGACTGATGAATGCGATGGCGAACCGACAATGGAGTTACAGAAACAGCAAAAGGTTAATCTTGATGCATCAGATGGTTTTGGAATGATGCTTCCATCACTTGCAGAGCGTTGGAGCAAAGAGCTTGGACTCGACTATACAATCAGTGGAGCCAATACCCGTTTCTCATTTGAAAAAGGAATGGCTTTCACATTTGATTATGTAGATTTTGCAGAAAAAATTGCCGGAGGAAAATACATCATCAAAGATGCATGGGGAAACGATTTCGATGTGCGTGATGTAGAATTGATTCTCACTACTTCTATGGTAAAGCTCTGGGATAGTTACGATAGCTGCGAAGCGTATGTACAAAACTCATTATCCAACGGATACACATTCGGCATTGCAAAGACCTGTCCAAAAGAATTGGAGAGTGAGCACTCACTGAACTATCAGTTCATTCAGAGCTACGATTTATCCGATGATGAGATTGAAGAATTGATAGCTCCAACAATGAATGAGATTAAAGATGTTCTTCATGGCGATTGGCGCAAAACACTGCTGTTTTTAAAAGGCATCGGAATGAACGAATCCAATATCGAGAATCTGGACGATGACTTTGTAAAAGCAATTATGATTGATGAACGCATGATTGATGACCCATTCGTTCAGAATGCAATCTATCAGCTTATAAAAAATCGTATTGATGAGGCTAAAGTAGGGGTACTCAAAGTTCATGGCAACTATTCCATAGTGTCTGGTGATCCATACGCACTTTGCCAGAGCATGTTTGGATTGGAAGTAACAGGTCTATTGAAATCTGGAGAAATCTACAATAAATACTGGAGAGATTTTGGTTCAGAGAAGCTTGCTTGTTTTCGTGCGCCTATGACCTGCCACAATAACATTCGTCTGGTACATCCAGTTCATAGTTCCAATGCTGATTACTGGTATCAATACATGAAGACCTGTACGATCTTCAATGCATGGGACACCGCAGCCGCTGCATTAAACGGGATGGACTTTGACGGTGATTTGGTCATGCTCAGTGACAATAGAATCCTCGTTGAGAAGTTAGAACCGCTTCCGGCTCTTATGTGCGCTCAGCGAAAGGCAGCTAAGACAATTCCTACTGAAGATGATTTTGTACGTTCCAATATTGAAAGCTTCGGTAATGATATCGGGCAGACAACTAATTACATTACATCCATGTTTGAGGTTCGTTCTCATTATCCAAAGGGAAGCGTTGAATACGACACGCTCTCCTATCGTATTAGATGCGGTCAGTTGTATCAGCAGAATGCAATCGACAAGGCAAAGGGAATTATCTGCAAACCGATGCCGAGGACATGGCACGACAGACATGCTGCGAATAAGATTGAGGACGATGAGCTGAGAGAATTCTATAGAAGCATTGTTGCTGACAAGAAACCATATTTTATGAGATATATCTATCCTGCCATTATGAAGCAGTATAACCAATACATAAAAAATACAAATCGGAATTGTCTGAGAGAGTTTCAGATGACTGTTGATGAACTGAGAATGATTCCTGCCGATGAGCTGACAGAACGGCAATCTGATTTTCTTAGATATTATGACTACCGGATGCCTGTAGGTACTGGCGATTGTGTCATGAACAAAATATGCAGACGGTTCGAGCAAGAGTTTGATGGGTATATCAGAAAGCATAATTCCAAAATCAAGTTTGATTACACAATTATGAAAAATGCTTCTGAGGATTATACCACCACGCAATATAAAGCTATTAAAAAGCTTTATGAAGACTACAACAAAAAAATGCAGAGCTATACCGTATTTGCTCAGAGCGAAAAGATCGACAAGTACGATGCATTTACAGAACTTTCTGAAATGAATGCAGAATTCCGTAAGTCCTGCGATATTATCTGCCAGAATGAGTCTGCGCTGTGCAATATTGTTCTGGATCTGTGCTACCAAAAAAGCTCATCCAAAAGATTTGCATGGAATATGTGCGGATCAGAAATTATACATAATTTATTATTAAACCATAATCATACAGTTAATTTCCCAACACTCGATGCAGAGGGAGATATAGAGTATTGTGGTGAACGATTCAAAATAGTGTCAAAGAAATTAGAGGTGAACGAATGAGTATTGTATTAAAAGAAAATGATTGGGCTGAAAAAATGATTCAGTCCAAGTCACTTGGAAAGAAACCATCTGAAACATTGCGTCGCATTGCAAGATATTACATAGATAATGGGTATGAAAAGAAAAAAGAAGTGCGTCATAAGCTGGATATCTTCCTATTACAATGCGACCCACTTGCTTCTCTTCCGAAATGGGATGCAGCTCTTGAGTACGCAGTAACCAGTGCTTTCAAATATGAAGCAGTTGATATCGACAAGCTCGATATTACAGAAAATGAGCTGAAGCTTATCGAATCACTGGATGGTGTTCAGTTGGAGCGATTAGCCTTTACTCTTCTATGCCTTGCTAAGTATTGGTATGCGGTATCGCCAGAAACTGATTATTGGGTAAATAATAAGGACAATGAGATTATGGCTCTTGCAAATATTAATACATCCATTAAACGACAATGCTTATTATATGGCGTATTAAAAGATGCTGGACTGCTTCGATTCTCTAAACGAATTGATAATACAAATGTCCGAGTATGTTTCGTAGACGAATCCTCTCCTGTCGCTTTATCAGTATCTGATTTTCGTAATCTTGGATATCAGTATATGAAATATAAATATAGAAAGCACAAACGCAATCCATACTTTGAATGTGAAAACTGTGGTATCACAGTAAAATACACAGACCCAGAAAAAGGACGGAAACAAAAATTCTGCAAAGCGTGCGCTACAGAAATAGCCGTTCAACAGCGCGTAAACTACATCATGCGAAGGAAAAATTTAGATGTGTAAATTATTTTTTTAGCACGATATAAATTTGCTACCACTCTTAACCTATTGATACTCAACTATATATAGATATTTGATGAGGTGCTTGTATGAAGGGAATATATGAACGTGATTGTTCTATAAATACAAGAGTCAAAGGAGAATCGAAATGGTTAGAGTAACAAAGGTTGAGAAGGAAGCAATTTTAAAAAGTTTTCCAGATGCACATATCCGTAGAACCATGAAACATAAATCTGGCAGACATCACTATTTCTGTGAGGAGTCTGACAGAATCATGGCTTTCCTTAAAGCATACCGTAACGAGTGTACAGTGTATGCCGAAGGGTAGGTGCTTATTATGAATATAGAACGACAACCGCAAGAGTCGCTTATGGATTATCATAAGCGACTTATTTATGGTAAGCTTGTTGATCGCACGCTGGCGGATGTAGATTATGTTGAACTGTCCGAAAAAGTATACGGTCAACCTTATTCAAGTGATGTCGCCAGACGTATGATGTATGGCAGTCGAAAGACACTCGAACTCATGGATAGCATGAATCTGTCGGCTATTGATGATAAGAACATGATGTCAGAAATCGACGAAAAGATATTAGAGCTACGCAAAGAGAAACAGAAAATGTACGATCAGCGTGTTGCTCTCAATAGTTCCATTAGAGCACGTTCCAGACAGGAAGAACTGAATGAGATTCTTACGAACGCAATTCTGAAAAGCAAGATGAAAGGTCTCGAATATCAGCCACATGATATTGTTCATTCTGATAATGATCTATTAGTGAGTCTGAATGATATTCACTATGGAGCGAACGTACATAATGCATGGAATGTTTATAATTCTGATATTTGTGCAGAGATGATGCGGTCTTACCTTGATCGCATTATTGAAATTGGCAAACGTCATAACAGCGAAAATTGCATCGTATGGGCGAATGGAGATCTGATATCTGGAAATATCCACTATTCTATCGCTGTTACCAATAAGGAAAATGTAATCCAGCAGATTACAGGCGTGTCAGAGCTGATAGCTACGTTCTTAGCAGAACTTAGCGAACATTTCAATACAGTGTCATTTATTAGTGTCGCAGGCAACCATAGTAGAATTTCTCCTAATAAAGAAAATTCTCTGCATACTGAACGTTTGGATGATCTGATTGAGTGGTATATCAAAGCAAGACTACAGAATTTCAAGAATGTGTTCGTCATGGACGACAAAATCGATGAAACGATGTATACCATCGATATTCGAGGTAAGACATATCTCGGCATTCATGGCGATTATGACGGATCTGCTGCCAAAGTGCAATCTTTACAGACAATGGCAGGAAAACCGGTATATGCAATTCTGTCAGGACATCTGCATCATAACCGTGTTGAATCAATCCAGGGCATCAAAACTGTCATGGCTGGAAGCTTTATGGGCGTAGATGACTTCTGTGTCCAGAAGAGAATTTATGGTACGCCAGAGCAAATGGTGTGCGTTTGCGATGATACTGGAATTATATGTCATTATGACATTGATTTAAAAACTACATAGCAGATATAGCCGGAGCTGCAAAATGCTCCGGTTTTTATTTGGGAAGTTATCCCGTAGAGGCAGCGGTGCTGACTGTAAATCAGTTGCTTAACAGCTCGGGTGGTTCGACTCCATCACTTCCCATTCAAAATAATAACAAAGGAGGTGCTTGCGCGTGGGACGTAAGACAAAAATGAACTCTATCACTAGCACAGAGCTTCTGGCGCAAGTGAATCCAGAAAATACGCAGTTGCTTGAAGACTTTAAGGACTATCTTCGCTCGGTTCAGAGAAGCGAAACGACTATTGCTGGATATGAAAACGATATTCAGATTGCATTCGTGTGGTGTTTACAGCATAACAACAACACATTTTTCGTGAACTGGACAAAGCGAAATATCGTTGCCTATCAGAACTGGCTCCTTAATTCAAATGAAAATAGTCCAGCCAGAATCAGAAGATTGAAAGCTGCTCTCTCATCTATGAGCAATTTTATTGAGAGTGTTTTGGATGATGAATTCCCGAACTTTAGAAACATCATCAATAAAGTAGAAAACCCAGTAAACAGACCAGTTAGAGAAAAGACGGTATGGGAGGATTCTGAACTCGAAGCACTGTTAGACAAACTCGTAGAGCGTAGAGACTATGAAAAAGCTTGCTATCTTGCGCTTGCAATGTACAGCGGCAGACGAAAATCCGAATTATGCCGATTTAAAATATCAGATTTTGATGAGGACAAACTGGTATGTGGAGGAGCTTTGTATAAGAGTGCTCCAATAAAAACCAAGGGCAGAGGTGGCGGTAAGATGATTAACTGCTACACACTTGCAAAGAAGTTCACCCCGTATCTTGATATGTGGCGTAATCGTCGTCTGGATAAATATGGCGATAGCGAATGGCTGTTCCCTGATGCAAAGAATCCAGAAGAACATATCCAAATTTCAACTATCAATAGCTGGTCGAATACATTCTCAAGACTGTCAGGCAAGCCAGCCTATATTCATAGTCTAAGACATTATTTCACTACCAGCCTTGCGAAAGCCGGAATTCCAGACGGAGTAATCCAGAGTATTGTCGCATGGGAGTCATCTGATATGGTTCAGATATACAAAGATATTGATACAGACGAACAGATTGGAATGTACTTTAAAGATGGTGATATTGTGGCTCCTGAGCAGAAGGGCTTTGGAGACCTGTAAACATAGAGACAAAGGAGATTATGAATATGAATAGAAAGGAATTAGTCCGTCGCATTGCAAATGTGATGCGAGAAAATAATATTCGGAAACCTGTCTCATCTCAAAAGCAGGTTTTCCATATATCTGACGATGAAGGAAACACAAAAGACTTCGTTGTAAAGAAAACAGATAAAGGTGTTCTATTTACATACGATGATGTAGAAGCAATGATGGATACCTGTCTTGCGGTTATTGGCGACAGTTTAAAACGAGGTGAGTCTGTGTCTATTAGAGGTTTCGGTACTCTCTCTCTGAACTATAGAAAGCCACGAACCAATAAGCATCCCGTTACCCATGAAGAGGTCGAGGTTTCTGGCAGATATGTACCAAAGTTTGAATCTGGCAAGGATTTAAAGATGTGCGCCAAAATGTATGAGCTTTCTTTGGCTGAACGTCTATCCAACTATGAATCACCTGATTTTGAAGAAGAGGATGGTGATGAATAATGGCTTTGGAAATGAACACAGATAAAGTAATCTGTCCTACATGTGGTACTGGATACTCCAAAAGAAAGGGATTCTTCCCTGTAAGTTATGGAGAACTGTATAAAGGTATGGGCTATATCCCATATTGCAGATCATGTATTGACAAGATATACAGTCAGTATCTTGCACAATGTAAGGACTCAAAAATGGCAGTCAGACAGACATGCCGTAAACTGGACTTATACTGGAATGAGAATATTTTTGATAGCGTAGTAAAGAAAAGCTCCGTGCGATCATTAATGACACAGTATATTGTTCGTATCAATAGCGTTTCCTGTGCAGGTAAAAGCTATGATGATACTTTGCTCGACGAGGGCATCCTGTGGTCTTTTGATGCTACACAGGTTGCAGCAGAGCCACAAGATATAGACCCCGAAGAGACAGATGAAACAAATACTGCTGAGGAGCTAGATACTCCTCAAGAAGTAATTGCCTTTTGGGGAACTGGATATTCTAAAGAAATGTATGAGCAGCTCGAACAGCGTCGCAAATATTACAGTTCAAAATTTCCAGATGCTTTCTCTGACGCTGGCGGAAATGACATTGGTAGTGACGTTTTAATGAGACAACTCTGTAATCTCGAAGTAAGTATATCTAAAGACGCTGCTGCTGGACGCTCTATTGACAAGAGCGTAAACTCACTGAATACACTGATTGGTAGTTTGAATCTCAAACCAGCCCAAAAGAAATCTGATGAATTGGATGCTTCAATAGCTAACACGCCACTTGGTGTATGGCTATTTAGATATGAGAACAAACGTCCGTTACCTGAGATTGATAAATCTTTGCAGGATGTAAACCGCATTAAAAAATATGTGTTCACATGGCTGGGTCATATATGTAAGATGTGCGGCGTAAAGAATGGATATACCAGGATGTATGAGGAGGAAATCAATAGACTTCGCGTAGAAAAGCCTGAATACGAAGATGAGGACGATGAATCTGTATTAATCGATGCGTACTCAGAAAGTCAGGATGGTGATGAATAATGGATAGATATGAATCTGTCATGGAGGGCGCTGCTATATGGGGCGCCTTTTATCGTGCCAATCCTGACAAGTTTGCCGAAGACTATTTACACATTCAGTTAAGACTATTTCAGCGAATCTTACTCGCAATGATGTTCTGGAGTACCACGTTTGTATTAATTGCTTGTCGTGGTCTTGGTAAGACATACATCAGTGCTATTTACTGCGTCGTAAGATGCATCTTATATCCGGGTACAAAAATTTGTATTGCGTCCGGAACCAGAGGACAGGCTATCAATGTTCTTGAGAAGATACTTCTTGAATTGAAGCCTCAATCAGAAGAATTGAGGGCTGAAATAGATGACAAGCAATCGAAAATCAATGGAACCAATGCACAGATTGTATTCTTCAATACAAGTGTCATCAAGGTAGTAACAGCCTCCGATAATGCCAGAGGTAACAGATGTAATGTACTGCTACTGGATGAGTATCGACTGATCTCAAAAGATACGATCGACACTGTTCTGAAAAAGTTCCTTACATTAAGACGTATGCCGAGATACGAGGAACTGACAGACGCTGAGAAAAAGATTGAGTACGCAAAAGAAAAGAACTTAACTATGTACCTATCTTCTGCTTACTTCAAAGATCATTGGTCATATACGAAATGTATGGATACCTTTGAAATTATGAAGGATGAGAACAGGCATCAATTCGTATGCGGATTCCCATATGAATTATCTATCGAAGAAGGATTGCTTGACCCTGAGACAGTTGCTGACGATATGTCAGAAAGTGATTTCAGCGAAATTAAATGGAGTATGGAGATGGATGCTCTATGGTACGGTTCTGAAGACGGAGCATTTTTCGACTTCCCTACTATATCCAAAAACAGAACCATCAAATATCCAATGTTACCAGATGAAATTGCATCTAAACTGAATAATTCCCAGAGCATCAGAATTCAGGAGAAGAACAATGGTGAAATAAGAGTCCTTTCTGCAGATATTGCATTAATGTCAAGTAGAAAGAACAATAACGATGCTACTGCTATCTTTATTAACCAAATGAAGCCTTCGAGAGCTGGTCGATATTCAAGCAATATTGTATATGCGGATGCTTGCGAAGGAATGAGAACTGATGAACAGGCACTATATATCCGCAAGCTGTACGAAGATTACAAATGCGATTATATTGTGCTGGATACAAACGGTCTCGGTCTTGGTGTGTATGATGCTTTAGCAAGGGATATGGTCAACCCGGATACCGGAGAACTATACCCAGCATTGTCTTGTTGCAATAATGCAGAGATGGCTTCAAGGTGTACCGTTATTGGTGCAAAGAAGGTTATTTGGTCAATCAAGGCAAGTGCTCAGTTTAATTCAGACTGTGCTTTTATGTTAAGGGAAGCATTCCGCAGTGGTCGAATGCGATTACTTTCAACAGAATACGATGCTGAAAAATACCTGGCAGAGATACGTGGATATAATTCACTTTCCGACTCAGACAAAATGTCACTTCAGCTTCCATATATCCACACAACTCTACTCGTAGATGAGCTTACAAAGCTTTTATATGAAGAGTCTGGTGGAAAAATCAAAATTACAGAACGTGCTGGAATGCGTAAAGATAGATATTCCAGTCTTTCGTATAACTACTATGTTGCTATGCAAATTGAAAACAAAATGAGTAAGCGACAGAATATCGGCGATGGAGCATCCGATATGTTCATCATTAAAGCTCCAAATTATAGAAGAAAGGCGGTGAATGGATTGTATGGCAGAACAAAAGCAAGTTGGAGATTCTAGTGTAAAAGATTTTTCCGGTATGATCGGCATTTCTAGTAAATTTGCTGTTCTCAACAGATTGATTACTAGAGACCTAAACAATAATACTACTACTCCTACATTCTCTTTGTATTCCAAAGAAGACGTGCAGGGATATCTTGCTAACCCATATACATACGAAAAGCAGATTCGTAATGCTGTTACATATATATATGGTGCTTCTTCTCATTTTAGAAGAATCATTCAGTATTTTGCAAGTCTGTCTGATTTAGCATATGTAGTGTCTCCGTATAAGATTGACCCTAAATCTACCAACGCCAAAACGATAAATCGAAACTATCGCAAGGTATTAAATGCTCTGTCTGCGATGAGCATTAAAACTCAGTTCCCGAAAATCCTAACCGTCTGCTTACGAGAGGATACGTTCTACGGAACTATGTGGGTGACAAATGATAATATCACTATCCAACAGCTGCCTAGTGATTATTGTGCTATATCCACAATTGAAGGAAATGTATTGAATGTATCCTTTGACTTCTCGTACTTTGATTCTCACAGTGCTCTATTGGAGTTTTATCCGCAGGAATTTAAGACAAAATACGCTGTTTACCAGAAGCAACGTACATCAAGATGGCTTGAATTGGATTCTCCAACTTCATTTGCAATTAAGGTTAATAATGATATCCTGGCGTATTCTCTACCACCGTTCATCGGTATATTAAGAGAATTGTATGACCTTGAGGATTATAAGCAGCTAAAATTAACCAAAACAGCATTGGAAAACTACGCAATGCTTGTAATGGCTCTCCCTATGGATAAAGATGGTAACTGGGGCATTGATCTAAATAAGGCAAAAGAATTCTGGCAGAACTTAGATTCTGTCCTTCCTGAAGAGGTCGGTTCTATCCTTACGCCGATGCCTATTACGAAAATTGGTTTTGAGAAGTCTAATACTGGCGATACAAATACAATAGCAGATGCAGAGCAGAATATTTTCACATCCGCTGGCGTATCTTCGCTTCTGTTTAATAATGAAAAGGCATCTGCTAATGCTCTTTCATTATCAATAAAAGCTGACCAAAGTCTTACATTCGGTATTGTACGAAGCATTGAAGACGCTGTAAACAGATTTATACAGGCTCAAAGCTATGGAAAGAATTTTAAAGTTACTTTCCTAGATGTATCTCCGTACAACCGAAAAGAAATGGGCGATGCATATCTCAAAGCTGCTTCATACGGACTTCCTACGATTGCAATGTATGCAGCGTCTCAGGGACTTGGACAGGCAGAACTTGATGCTATGAGTTTCCTTGAAACAGAGGTTATGGGTCTACAAGATATGTTTAGACCAATTCAGAGTTCTACTCAGATGAGTGGTAATATCACATCTACGGACAGCAATGCTCCGACTGATGAGGGCGGCAGACCGCAGTCAGATGAAACGGATTTGACGGATAGTGGAGAACAATCCGCCGAGCAGAGTTCTGATTGGGGATAGGCGGTGATGATTCATGAAAAAATTCATATATGCTTTTAGTGAATCAGATAGAGACATGCTTTTATCTCAGGGATATACATTACTGAAAGCAGACAACACAAAAAAAATGTATGTATTTAAAAATAAAGAGGAATTGTGTTTCTCCATGAATGACGGAACATTTGCTCTTTCAGACATTTTAACTTTTTAGCCCGCATGGTTACTCATGTGGGTCTTTGTATTACGGAGGTTATAGATGAAAACAGAGATTTTAAATCTTACATACGCATCATCTTTAACCGATTTATGCGAGATTAACTCTTCTTTTGATTCCGGGATTCTTCGCATTGCATATACAGGAGATAACCGAAATGGCAGTTCTATTTCCAAAGATGTATTTGAAAGATGCATCAAAACGATTTACAACTGCCCGGTTGTATGCAATTACGACAGAGAGACTGATACTCTTGGTGGTCATGACATGGAACTTGTCCGTAAGGATGACGGTAGTTTGATTCTTGTGAATCTAACCCAGCCTATTGGCGTAGTTCCACAGACAGCAAAAGTATACTGGGAAACTGTCGAAGAAGATGACGGTACTGTAAACGAATATCTGTGCGCCGAGGTTCTGATCTGGAAGCGCCAGGAGGCTTACAGAAAAATCAAAAAAGATGGAATTACAGCTCAAAGCATGGAAATTACCGTCAAGGATGGTGAAACCATCAATGGGATTTACTGTATTAAGGATTTCGAGTTTACAGCATTTGCATTGATCGGTGTTGAACCGTGCTATGAATCTGCATCTCTTGCATTTTCAAAACAGGATTTCAAACAGGAATTTTCTAAGATGATGCTTGAGCTAAAGGATAGTTTAAAAGATGTCACTGTCTCTGATGAGACTGGCAATATACACTCACACAAATACTCAATGGAAGGAGGAAGTAAAGGATTGGATAAACAGAATTTAATTGAAAAGTATGGCATTGATGTTAATACTCTTGATTTCTCCATTGATGATTTTACTGTTGAGGAGCTTGAAGAAAAATTCAAAGCAATCACAGAGGCTGACAAAAAGTCTGACCCAGAGGTTGATACAGATAAAAATAAATTCGCCCTTACAAGTAACGTCGTTGATGAAATCATGCGAGCACTCGATGCAGAGAAAATCCAGTGTGAATGGGGCGAATGTAGTCGCTATTTCTTTGTAGATTGTGACTTTGACGCTATGGAAGTTTACTGCTGGGACAGAACCGATTGGCTGCTCTATGGATTCTCTTACAAGACAAACGGAGACAGTATTGAAATCGATTTTGAGAACAAAAAGCGTAAGAAATATGTAATCGCTGACTTTGATGAGGGCGAGCAGGTTTCTCCTATTGCACAGGTATTCGAGCAGATGGAACGGGTAATTACCGACAAGTCCGCTGCTTCTGCTGAGTTTGAAGCAAAATACCAGAACGCATCTGAAACGATTACTTCTATGGAGGCAGAGCTTGAGGAGCTTCGTAAGTTTAAAGCTGATACAGAAACAGCCGCTATGGAGAAAGCTCGTAAATCAGAAATTGCAGAAGTATTCGCTAAGTTTGAAGATCTTGTAGGCGTAGAAGCATTTGAAAATCTGAAGACAGATTGTGATGCTGACTGCATGAAGTTTGAACTGGATGCTCTTGAGGAGAAATGTTATGCAATTCGTGGTAGACGTGGAGTACAGACTAAAATGAATTTCAGTCAGAAGGCTCCTAAACTGCCTATCGAAACACCAGAAAATAACAAGGCAGACCAGCCTTATGGCGGTCTTTTTGAGGAGTACGGCTTCTCTGCTAAAGAATAAGGAGGTAAAATTTATGGCTAAATATGGCGTTGTTAGAACAGACAATATGACTGGTACTGATGTTCGTAGTGAACTTGTGTCTGTTAAATATATGGGTACAGACAAGAAAACTGCTACCGAAATTGAAAACGGAAGTGTACTGAAAGCTTCTGAACTCGTAGAAGGCGAGCGAGAGGTATTTATTGGAGAACAGGTTGCAAAAGATACACCTATTCGAGAGGTTGTGCTGATTGCCGCTCCAGAAGTACCTTATGACGAAAGACTCCGTAATCTGGATGAATTCATCAATCCGGCTGGGAAAGCGTGCAGAGGATATAGGCTCCATTCTGGAAATATCTTTTCAGTAACTAAAGAAGCTCTCGCGGGTCTTGCTACACCTAAGAAAGGCAATGTTGTGGAACTCGCTGCAAAGTCAACAAAACTGAATGTCGTAGCATCTGCCACTGACAGCACAACAACTGTTGGAAAAATTATCGATGTTGAGATTGCAGGCAGATACACATACTATGTCATCAAAGTTGACTAATATTTGATTAGTTATGCTAAATAAATAATTTACAAGGAGGATTTTTATAATGGCTGAAATTAAAGATATTGTAAAACTTGCTGTTGATGGTTACAAAGGCAAGGTTGAAAAATATTCCGTAGGTCAGTCTCAGGAGCTGCTCAGACAGGCTCTGATCGAGGCTAACGGCGGAAGTACCGTTCTGGACTATAAGAAAATCAGAGACGGTAAGTGTGCAGGTCTGTTCTCTCTTCTGGAGGAAACACTGAGCAGAACTGTTGTTGAGGGTCTTCAGGGTGATGAATACTTCAATGCTCTGGTTGATTTCCGTAATGTTCCTGAAGGTGATAAGAACATCTTCCTCGTTGAGGATAGAAATCTGTTCGTAGTTTCTGAAGCAGCTGATGGTACTCAGGGTATCAGACGTCAGAGACTCGGAGGTGTATCTGAGGCATCTATTCCGACTTCTCTCAAGACAGTCAGAATTTATGAGGAGCTGAACCGTGTACTTGCAGGTCGTGTTGACTTTAATGACTTCATCAACAAGGTATCTGAGTCCTTCCGTCAGAAACTTCTGAATGACATCTACACTCTGTGGAGTGGCGCTACTGCCGACCAGTTCGGTGGCACTACATACTTCCCGGTTGCAGGTGCATATGACGAGGATGAGCTGTTAGACCTGATCTCTCACGTAGAGGCAGCTGCTAACGGACAGCAGGCTACAATCATCGGAACCAAGAAAGCACTGCGTAAACTGAAAGCTTCCATCCAGAATGATGGTGCTAAAGACGATCTCTACAATATGGGATACTATGGTAAGTTCTACGGAACTCCTGTAGTAGCTGCTCCACAGCGCCATAAAGTAGGTTCTACTGAGTTCGTATTCGATGACGATGTTATCACTATCATCGCTGGTGATGACAAGCCTATTAAAGTCGTATACGAAGGAAGCCCGATTGTTCTCATGGGTGACCCGATGAGCAACGCAGACTTCACTCAGGAATACCTGTACGGTGAGAAATACGGAATGGGTATTGTCCTGGCTGGTGGTAACGCTGGTGTTGGTCGTTACGAAATGAATGCGTAATCGCAACAAAAATACAACGGGAGCTGTAATGGCTCCCGTTCATGAACGGAAGGAGTAATTATGGAAGATAAAACTGAAACTCAGGTTGTGGAACAGAATGCAGTTACAGAATCCGTAGCTGCCGAAACTCCAAAGAGAAAAACTCGGACTAGAAAAGCTGCTGAAAAAACTGTGAAACCTATTGTTCCAAAAGATATTGACCCTGAACAGTATGTAACTGTTCGCAATGGCTTTCAGGGGCGACTGGTATATGTTAGCAAACATACAGGAGAGAGATTTGTATGGGATCAGTTCGGAGCTGAACAGGAAATGGAACTCAGAGAACTGAAGAATGCAAAGAACTCCTATAAGAAATTCTTTGAAAACAACTGGTTCATGTTCGATGAGGACTGGATCGTAGACTATCTTGGTGTACAGAGATTCTATAGAAACGCAGTACGCATTGAAGATTTCGACGAGATTTTCCAGAAAGATGCTGAAACTATCTCTCAGATTGTTGGCGGAATGTCCGATGGTCAGAAGAAATCGGTAGCCTATCGTGCCAGAGTTCTGATTGCTGATGGAGCGATTGATTCCAATAAAGCGATTGCCGCATTAGAGGAATCTCTTGGAGTTGAGCTGATTGAAAGATAGGAGGGTTTCGCATGAGCGTTTCTTACGACGTATTCATCGGCTCTTTTCTCGAAAAAGTAACTGAGCGTGATTTGCTCTCTCTTGAACAGTCACAAAGGGATAGCATTGTCATTGGTTACATGAAACGGGCAATCAGCGGATTTAAGAAAATTTGTCAGTATGACTTTTCCACTACTGGTGACGACGTAACAAGAGTGTTTAACGTAGATGTCCCGGATGATGATTTAACTGAAATTGCAGATATCGTTTCAGAAGGAATGATTGTACAGTGGTTGAAGCCATACGTGTACAAGCAGGAGTTATTGGAAAATGCTATTAATACGCAGGATTTCACAACCTACTCTCCTGCTGAACTGCTTTTGCGTGTAGGGAACGCATATGCAGATGCAAAAAAGGATTATACTCAGATGATTCGGGAGTATTCCTTTAATACTGGGGATCTGACGGACTTACACTTATGAGTGGTGTAACTACGATTACCGGACAAACTGTTCGGAATGATCTCGTAAAGAATTATTTCCACGATCTCGTAAATCGATTTTTTAAGATTCTCCCTATGCGAGAAAATGGAGAAGAGTCATTACAAACATATATGCGTAGCTTGCGTGTCGAGCTAATCGGCGGTAAAGGGTTACTTCCTGAACTGAGAGTAAATTCATCCTATCTCACACTTATGGCTATTTTGGAATATCTGATTGATACACCAGAATGTACTGTGAGTGATGTAAGACGAGAAGTTTTCCATGCTATCTCTGTATGTAATAAGCTCGAAGAGTATTTTACTGTTACGGAGGTGTAAACATGGGAATCTGGGATGTATATGAAAGCCGTGTGTGCGCTCAAGGAAAGACTAAACGGGATGCTGCTCTTTTTCGTACTTCACGTAGATTAAGAGAAAAACTTCCTGATTCTTTATCATATCACAATGTAATAGTTGATGGTGAAGAACGCATGGTTGTTATAGATGACTCTGATAACTTAAATGAAAAAATCATGCACTCTCTTCCTGGAGAGGACTTTACATGTGGTGGTCTTGTAGAATGGGCTGATAATCATTGGCTCATTACAGAAAAAGATGCCAATACTGAGCTGCGAACCAGAGTGAAGCTATTGCAATGCAATTTCTTACTCAAATGGATTGACGCAGATCATGTTATACATGAGCAATGGTGTGTTATCGAGGACGGTACAAAGTACCTGACTGGAGAATATGAAGATAAAGATTTCTTCGTTACACGAGGCGACTCTCGTATTGCAATGACGATTGCTCGTAATCCTGACACTGTAAAATTTGTGCGTAACTGTCGCTTCCTTATAGATGACCCAGAGTCATCCGAGATGAATGCTTATCTCCTTACCAAACCATTAAAGGTTGGTAAGACCTATAACGGTCATGGCGTCTATTCATTCGTATTACAAGAAGTAGTTTCGACGGATAATGATAACTTTGAATTAGGAATTGCAAATTATTATCTGCATTTTCCGAAAGAAGATACATCAGACAAAGATGTTGTAGACGATACGAATGACAGTTCCACATCAGATACCGGAAAGAAGAGGTGGCTGTAATGCAGTTAGAAGAATTTTATGACTACAAGAATCAGCTAATGGGTGACATCCTGACAAACAAGGATATCGTATCTCTTCTTAATTCGGATATCAAGTTTGAGGATGCTGAAAAATTGGCATACACACAGGTATTTCCATGTGAGTATATCCCAGATACCGTTGAACACGGTAAAACATTCATTTGCTTCGATGTTGACATTCAGGAAGCAAGTGCAAATAAAACGTTCTTATACCCAGTTCTGTACATATGGGTATTTACACACAGAAGTAAGCTTCGTCTTCCTAACGGAGGTGGCGTTAGAACCGATAAGCTTTGTGTAGAAATCGCTAAAGCGATTAACGGAAGTCGGAAGTATGGTCTCGGAGAACTTGAGCTATATGCCGTAAAAAGATTCGCCCCAATGACAGACTTTAATGGAAAACTTATGACATTCCATGCAAAGGATTTCAATATGCAATACAATCCGAAGAAGCCGACTCCTATTAATCGTAAAACAGGATAATGTCAGCATTACATCTGCTTTATCGAGATTCTTATGCAATCAATGATTCGATACATATTTCTATACCAACGGTCGGACAAGTATTGGATAATGAGGACTCTTATTACAATGTTGTGTCCGCCATTACCGCTATGCCGATTGACTTTATGGTACAGCTTGATGATCTAGGCATTGATTTTACAACCATCAATGCTTGGCAGTTATTCGTACTGCTTTTTGAAAATATCAAGCAGATGGATAAATATGTCCTGAGCCTCGTGTTCGGAGATATGGATCTGTCTGATTTTGAAATCGGAATCAGTCCGCAAAATGGTAAGTTCGTCATTCGTGATGAAAAGCACGATATTACGATTGATAGAGCCATTCATAGCCAGATGGCTTCTGTATTGCGGAAATTGCACCACCTGGAAAAGAATCATAGGCGACCAGCCAATGATGAAGCTAAAGACTATATGCTAAGACGTGCTCGTGAGAAGCTCAAACGTCATAAAGACAGAAAAGAGGACTCACAGTTGGAATCTCTCATAATCGCAATGGTCAATACCGAACAGTTTAAATATGATTTTGAGGGGACAAGAGAACTTTCTATTTATCAATTCAACGAAAGTGTTCGGCAGGTTATTAAAAAGACTGATTATGACAACAGAATGTACGGTATCTATACCGGAACAATAAATCCAAAAGAATTGAGCCAGAAAGATTTGAACTGGCTTGTTCACTAAATAAATCAATAGGAGGAACATTATGAATATCAAAGATATTACTATCACAAGTCTGGAAACAATTACAGCCTTTGATGTTGTTACTGGTAATTATAAATTCACACTTGATGAGCTGCAGAATGCGACAATCGCAAACTCTCAGGATTCCACTGAAATTACTGGTAAGGGTGGACGTAAGCTCGCCAACCTGAAACGTAATAAGGCAGTGACAATCAGTGGTACAAACGGTCTCGTATCCGGTGGTCTGCTTGAGGCACAGACAGGTGGAAAATTTGAGACAAAAGCCACAGATGTTATGTGGACAGACTATCTGACCGTCAAAAGTGGTAAAGCTTCCACTCTCTATAAAGCGGTAGGAACTACAGGCGCGGAAATCGAAGCACTGTATATCCGAAATGCTGACGGTAGCCTTAGTCAGGAACTGACACAGGCATCTGCTGCTACAGCTGGCAAGTTTGCATATGCGCCAGCATCAAAAACTATCACTTTCCATACAGATGTAACTGATGGAACAGAAGTTGTTGTTTACTACAAGAGACGCATTAAAGCTGATGTGCTCAACAACGAGAGCGATGTATATTCTGAGAAATGTACACTGTATGTCGATGCTCTGGGCGAAGACAAATGTGGCAATGTCTACAGAATTCAGTTCTTTATCCCGAAGGCTGACTTCTCTGGCGAGTTCTCTCTGGAGATGGGCGAGAATCAGACAGCACACGCTTTCGAGGCTGAATCTCTGGCAGGAGCTTGTGGCGCAGGCGGCTCCCTGTGGACATATACTGTGTTCGGGGTGAATACAGCAGACGATGAATGAAGAGCGCAGGCATTGTTCACGAATGACAGCAAGACAATTATAGACGAGGCGGCTAAAAGTCTCGTCACGGAATTAGGAAGGTGGGAATAATGCCTACAGCAACTAGAATTTGCAAAGTGTGTGGTAAAGAGTATGAATACTGCCACACACTTCGGCGTATTGAAGGTATCTTCCGGTATCAGGATGTTGCGTGTTGTCCCGAGCATGGTAGTATCTACCTTGCAGAGATTGAGGCATCACGGGCAGATGATGCAAATCCGGTAGTTCCACTTAATGAACCTACTCCATCGTCTTCGGACTATAGTGACCTCGATGAATGTGACGGGGAAGATTCTTGGTTCGAGGACGATTTTGACGAGGAAGATACTGAGTAACAATTACATATAGCACATGGCTACATCTTTTGTAAGGTGTAGCCTTATTTTCATGAGGTGATTATTATCGCAAGAACAAAATTCAATGTCGATAAGGACACTTCAAAGCGTACTTATGATGGTATCGTATTCGATTCCATACTTGAAATGAAATATTATCGTGATGTACTTTGCCCCTTAGTGGAGAGTGGCGATGTGGTAAGATTTGAGCTTCAGAAACCATATGAGTTACAACCAAAGTTCAAACACGACGACAAAAACGTTCACCCGATTACCTACGTTGCGGATTTTTTCATTGTATATAAGGACGGAACTGAGGTCGTTATTGACACAAAAGGATGTCCGGATTCGGTCGCTAATATCAAAAGGAAATTATTTTGGTATAAATTCCCGGACGTAGATTATAGATGGGTGACTTATTCAGGAATTGATGGAGGATGGTGCTCTTACGAATATGTAAAGAAACAACGTGCTATCCGAAGAAAGGCTAAGCGAGAAGCCCAAAAAGAGAAAATGGAGGAAGAAAATAATGGAAAAAGCAAATAGAATTGATGCGTCTACACTGATCGAAGCTGTAAACAAAATGGCAGAACCTACTGTAGAATTTGAATGGAACGGCATGAGCGTTGTCGTAAACAGAGTTCTCCCGATGGAAACCATGATGGAATTTGTTGACTACGTGACAAAAACTTGCTTCGGTGATGATGGCGAATATCTGCCAGAAGTTAAAGACTTTGCAATCAAAAGCTGCTTACTGGAGATGTACGCTAACTTCAATCTGCCAGAAGACTTACCTACACGATATGCGGTTATCTATAATTCCGATATTGTAGATGCCGTTCTGAACCATATCGAGGGTCGTCAGTTCGGTGAAATTATCAATGCTATTGAGCATAAAGTTTCTAATATTGCACAGGCAAATATACAAGCAGTTATGACTCAGATGCAGCATATCAATGATGAGTGTGAAAATCTGGTAAATCAGATTGCGGGGATCTATGCCGGAGTGAACCCAGATGATCTCGCAGCTCTTATCCATGCAATGTCTGATGGAAATATAGACGAAGGAAAAGTCGTACAGGCATATATGGACAAATCTAAAGACTCAAAGGTTGTGCAGATGCCTACAGGAGATAAATAATTATGGCTTCTATCAATATGGGTTCCATACTTGCGAAAGCACAGGCTCATATGGGAAGCGGCGCTGGTCAGGCAAAAGTAAACAGTACGGTTGCTAAAGTTATGCTTGGAACCATAACTTTAAAGTCCGGAGGTAAAACACATACGCCAGAGGAAGCTGCTGAAAAGTTCATAGAAGTTCTTAGAAACTCGATCAGCAGTTCCGGTATAAGCTCAGAAGCTGCTGCCGCAATTTCAGAGCTTAGCCACTCTTCTGCTGTTCCAGCTGGAGCAAATGTATATACGATTGAAATCTTCTTTACTGGAAACCTGAGCAGACCTTCGTTGGTTCCTGGTAAGTACGGAGGTATTAGTAATTTAGCCGCACTGTTAAATAACGGTGTGGATCATGAAATGAATCGTGTTCATGGTATATGGCACGGTCAAGAAACTTGGAGTAGAACTGTGATACCGGGTGCTCATTTCGTAGATGATGCCGTCAGCAGTTTTATGGGAAGTTATGCATCCGAATACAATGTCATTGACATTTCTGTAAGCGGTGATTTTTCTTAAACACATAGTAAACATTTAGTGAAAGGATTGGTGTATAAGCCAGTCCTTTTCTTTATATTCAAAAAGGCGGTGAGATAAATAAATGGCTGACATTTTACTGACAGTCGGCGTGGATACTTCATTGAGCTATGCTGAATTTCAGGCGGGAATTACCAGTCTGGTTTCTCAGGTCAATGCTAATCCACCGAAAATAAAACTTAAATTTGATGATTCGTCATTGTCTTCTATGAAGAAACAGATTGAATCCATGACTCAGGCTGCATCGAGTGCAAATGCGGCAAAGTTAGCAGGTGGATACACAAAGACCAATTCAGGAATCTGGGTAAAAGATACCGCAGCTATCAATGCTAACACGCAGGCAAAAAATGCTAATGCCAGTGCTACAAAGAAAGCCGCCGATGCTACCAAACAGGCTGCTGCAAGTGAAAACAGTTTTGCTGCTGGAACAAAAAAGCATACAGACGCTCTGAATAAGGTAAATACTCTTCTCGGACAGGTTACTGCCAACACACAGAAGTGGACGGCAGCACGAAGTGGCAAGACGAGTTCGAGTTATGATAATCTCAAGGCACAGATATCTTCTCTTACGGCATTGAGAAATGGGTTATTGAATGGGTCGGTATCTGCCGAACAGTTTGAAGCATCATTCAGAAGTATTAAGGCAACTGTCACAGAATCTTCTGCAGCAATTAGAGCTGCCGGGGAAAACACACAGACACTTGGAGATCGATTTGGCGGACTTGCCACGAAATTTGCATCATGGCTCTCCGTCACGCAGGTAATCATGACAGCTGTTAGAATCGTGAAACAGATGGTTTCTGCTGCTGTTGAAGTCGAAAGTGCTATGGCTCAGATTCAGATTGTAACAGGTGCTTCTGATTCTCAGATGGAAGCATTCCTTACAAAATCTATCTCTCTTGCGAAAGAGCTTGGTCAGAGCGTAACGGATGTAGCATCTTCCATTGAAACATTTGCCAGACTTGGCTATAACATGAGTGATTCCTCGAACCTAGCTAAGTATGCAAACATTATGGCAAACGTAGGCAATACAGATGTAGATACCGCTACAACTGGTATTACTTCTATTATAAAGGGATATGAGCTGGAAGCAAGCGATGCAGAACATGTATCAGACGTACTCGTAAAAGTAGGTCAGGAATACGCTATTTCTGCTGAGGAACTTATGGCTGCATTCCAGCGAGGTGGTGCTGCGCTTCATGCTTCTGGAACTGATTTTGAGAAGAGTGCTGCTTTGTTCGCCGCAACGAATGCATCCCTTCAGAATGCTGAAACCACAGGTACAATGTGGAAGACAGTAAGTGCTCGTATCCGAGGAGCTACAACAGAGCTTGAGGAAATGGGCGAAGAGACAGACGGATTAGCACAAGGTCTGTCTAAGTACAGAGAAGAAATTCAGGCTTTATCTGGCGTTGATATCATGAAAGATGAAAACACATATAAAGACATGTACGACATCTTTGTACAGCTTGCAGAAGTCTGGGATAACATGGAAGATGTATCTCAGTCTCGTGTTGCAGAAATTCTTGGCGGTACACGTAATACATCAGGTATTATGTCTACGATCACTAATATCAAGGATGCTATCGGCGCTTATGAAAGTGCTATGGATTCTGCTGGAACTGCAATAGAAGCAAATAATGTTTACATGGATACCACTAAGGCAAAAGTCGGAGAACTGAAAGCTGCATTTCAGGAACTCTCTTCTGATTTTTTCAGTTCCGATTTCACTAAAGGAGCTGTTGATGGTCTTAAAGGTATCGTAGAAACTATTGATAAAATAGTCAACTCAATCGGTGCTTTAGGAACAATTTTAGCCGGATTGGGAATTGTCAAAATCATCAAAAACGTGGCTTGACCCAAAATCATGGGTTGCTTTTATAGCAGAGGTCGGCATGGTTAAGGACATATCATTATGGAGATATGAGCCAAGGCTATGGGTGAGCGTTTTAAAACAAATCACACAAAGGGGTAATTGCTGGGAAACTGGTTAAACCAATCATACTACAACGTAATTGGAAACAATAAGCGTGAACGTTGCGAAAGGCAGAAACAAATGATTGGATGGCATATGGTGATAGTAAACCTAAGTGCTACGCAGATATTTCTGCAGATAGGATGACATCAGCCGGACGAAGACTCACAGCTTCATCCTCAGAGACTACCCACCCTTTAAGCCGCTACTGCCTAGTGTAGTGACTTTTAATGTATAGTCCTCGTGTAGTGAGAACTTATCTCTCACTTTAATTGTGGTACGCTTTATATCAGCGTTGATAAGAAGATATTCATGGTTGCCATGTGTAACCACACTTTGCACATCGGTTTATTGTTTTATTACTTCCAATAAATCCGGTCAGCAAACTGAACCCTTTCTGTCCTGTTGTGATCTGAGTAGATTTACATCTCGGGCACATTACTGGCGCATTTTTATTAAAATTGATATCAATAAAATCCATCATACTCTGGTTAATGGACTGACTTCTATCATCTGGAAGTATTTCCGCCTCTCCTCTGTTTTTAGTGATGAAGTCCAACAGCATTTCTGCTCTATCTTTCGTGATACCTAATGCTATTATTGAATAATCACTATTTCCAGATGCGTTTTTATTCTTGATATAAGTCTGAGATAATAAAGTTCTTGCTTTGCCGAGAACCCATTTATCATCAATACGTCTTACATAATATAAATCTGGTGTTTTATCAACATCTTGTAACGGATAACCGCAATGTATACAACATGATGCTTTATCTGATACCTGTGCGCCACATTCCGGGCATTTAATAAGTGCCATATTATACCCTCCTTCATTTTTATTTATCATACCACAAGATACTGCCTTTGAAAAGAGTCTGCTATAAAAGGCATTGAAGGAGCAAAAACATTTGCAAGCGTATTAGAAGCTATTAGTGGTTCTTTCGCAGGATTTTCTGCTGCTGCTGATGCAATGGCAGTTGCGTCTGCATCCGGAGCAGGTGCATTTGCAACCCTTGCTGCTGGAGCATCTGCATTATTTGGTGCGCTTGCACCAATTATTGCTATAGGAGCCGCTGTAGCAGCTACTATCTATGCTATCTCTCAAGCTCAGGCATCTGCTTCAAAAGCTAATGACAAGATGCGTGACTCATACAGTGCTTATCAAGAAGCTCAGTCTAATCTCGAAAGTGTCAACTCAGAATTAGACACAACAAAGGCTTCTATGGATGAGCTATTAGGTAAAGAACATCTTACGTTTGTAGAGGAAGCGGAACTTCAGAGACTTAAAGATGCTACCGAGCAGCTGTTAATTCAGCAGGATTTAGCTGAGCGCGAAGAAAATAAAGCAGCTCGTAAAGCAGCTGAGGATACGGTCTCGGCATATAAAAAGAATTTCAAAAATGAAATCAGTGCAGATGAAACCAAAGAACGGCAAGACTATGCTCAGATGAGTGGCAATAACGCCGGACTTACAGCTGACCCGAAAGATGTTTCTGCAATGCTTGCCGCTATTAAACAGTTCGATGCTTTAAAACAGGAAGCAAAAGATGAACTTGCAAAAGCTCAGAAAGATGGCAATGATAGTGATATCGAATGGCTGGAAGAAGACATCAAACATTATGATGATCTGAATCAGGAATTGACAGACTCCATCTGGGATCAAGTAAAGCTTCTTACAGAATATAGAGATAAGCTAAAAGCACTTCCTGAAGATGAACTTGCAAAAGTCGATGGCGCGTCCGATGTGCTGAGTCAGATTGATGACCAAATTGCATATATATATTCAGAATTAGACCCATCTGCCTGGAAACAGATGCAATTTAATGAAATATTAAATAGTGATGAGTACAAAAAGGCTAAGGATGAACTCACAGAATTAGCAAAAGCTACTGACGGAGCTGGAATATCAGTTGATGATGTGAAAGAAAAATATCCAGAACTCGCTTCTGCTATTGAGGGAGCCGGATTATCTCTTAGTGATTTTGTAGACCTTATTAATTCCAGTGCAGACGCAACAGATGATGCGAGTGAGGCTGTTGTATCGAATGCGGAAAAAATTCAAAATGCGATAGACGATACAACTAAAAAATCTCAGGAGCTGACATCTCAGATTGATGCGGTGCAGTCTGTATTAAACGGTCAAATGACCGGAAAGTCTATATCTGTAGAAGATTTCAATTCTGATGAACTCGCAGATTATCGAAGTGCTCTTGAGTATGTCAATGGCACAATGCAGTTAAATGCAGATAAAGTAGCAGAAATTGCTAAAGCCAAAGCAGACGAACAGGTTGCTATCAACAACACCAACAAGGCACTAGCACAATCTCAATATCTTGAGAACGCACGACAGATTGAACAATATCGTCAGCAGTTACGGGATGCAAGTTTTGCAGAAGGCGAAACAGCCGACAGCATACAGGCTTCAATAGATGCTTTGCTGGATGAGAACAGTGCTATTGCTGATACATGCGCTCAGTATGACCTACTCTCCGCTTCTATTCAAGAGGCTATTGGTGCTTACCAGCATTGGTTAAATGCACAGAGTGCTTCTGATTACGGAGATATGGCGAATGATACTGTTAGTGCTATACAGCAAATTCGTGATACATACGATGCGAACTCTGATGTCTATGGAAACTTTGGTTCAAAGAAATTTGAAGCTGCCGTAGATTTCATCGTACCAGATTCTGTTGATCGTGAAGATCTCGGTGCTATTGAGTCCTATATGTCAGACTTCAAACAGTATCTGAGATTCGATGACGACGGAGTTGTTGACGGTCTTGATATTGATAAATTCCTTCAGAAATCTGTTGATGCCGGACTGATGTCCTATAGCGAAGATGACGGATTTAAAGTCCTCGGTGGCAAGAAGATGGAGGACTTCGCAGAGGGACTGAACTTATCTTCTGGTGTTGTCCAGGCATTTTTCGATGAATTACAGTTGAAAGGTGCTGAATTTGACTGGGGAGACGAAGCAGTTAAAACAGTAGGTGATTTAGCTGTAGAAGCCAATGAAGCTGCTGAATCGTTACGACAGTTAGACGGCAACAGCGATCTAAAAATTAAGATGGATGTATCTGATCTTTCTACAACAGAGGAACAGATCAATGCCCTCGATGCAACGATTGCTGAGATGGATGGCATTAAAGCTAGACCGGATGTCGATGCTTCGAGCATTGACAATGCCAACGCTGTTATTCAGTATTGCCTTACACAAAAACAGCTCCTTTCACAGCCTGATGTTATGCGTGTCGATGCTTCTCAGGTTGAGGGCGAAGTCAGCAACGCAATCTCACTTCTGCAGCAATTCCAGAATGCCACAAATGATCTGGAAATCAAGCAGAAAGTAGGTGCTGACACTAGCGAGGCTGAATCTCAGGTAAACTCTCTCGCTTCTGAAATTCAGAATCTTTCGCCAGATATTAAAGCGAAGTTAAATATAGACTCTACGTCAGTAGAATCTATTCAGACATCAATCGCAAATTTATCGGCAGAAACAATTAATGTTCAAGCAAAAGTAGATGCCTCCGCTATCGATGGGTACAATCCAGAGTCTAAGACATGCGACGTGATCTATGACCCTAAGACGGATTTATTGCCAACCTCTTTCCCATCTATTGACAGAACAGTTAATTACGTTGCGGATACAGCAAATCTTCCAGGTTCATTTAGCACTATCACAAGATATGTAAACTACGTGAAGACTGGAGATGTCAGTGTTAATGGTACTGCTCATGCGGGCGGTACTGCAAGAGTGGGAGGTGACTGGGGAACTGCCCCAGGAGGACGTACACTTGTTGGAGAACTTGGACGAGAAATCGTCGTAGACCCACGAACAGGCAAGTGGTATACAGTTGGCGACAACGGCGCTGAATTCAGAGATATACCTGCTGGAGCTATTGTATTCAACCATAGACAAACAGAAAGTCTGTTGGAGAATGGCTATGTTGCCGGACGAGCTTCTGCCCTTGTAAGCGGTACTGCAATGGTCACTGGTGGTTATAAACCATATAAACCGAGTGCCTCTTCTACAAGCAGAAAACCATCTTCTTCTAAGAAGAGTTCAAGTGGCTCTAATTCATCCGGTGGTTCCAGTACAAAATCTAGCGGAAGTTCAAAATCAAGTTCTACTTCTACCAAAGAAAAAGAATTTGAAGAGACATTTGACCTTATTGCCATAGCTGTTGATAGAGCTACAGAAGCTATTGATCGGCTGAAAGTCACAGCCGACAGTGCTTTCCAGACTTTGAGTACCCGTAATAAAGCTACTGTCAAAGAGATGGCGGCTATTACAAAGAAGATTGATGTAGAGAACAAGGCGTACGAGGGATATATGGCGAAAGCCAATTCTCTTGGTCTGGATCAATCTTGGGTAAAAAAGATTCAGAATGGTTCTATTGATATCACAACCGTCACAGACGAAGACCTAGCCGATAAGATTAAGGATTATCAGGATTTCTATGAGAAAGCAATTCAGGCAAAAGATGCCGTTGCAGAACTGCATGAAGAAATTGCCAACTTATATAAAGACAGATTTGATAATCTCTCAAACGATTTTGAGAACCAGCTTAGTCTGTTGGAACATCTGACAAACACCTATGACAACGGTATTGATAACCTTGAGGCTCGTGGATATCTTGCAAGTACCAAATTCTATGAAGCTATGCGGAATGTTGAAAAACAGAATATTGCTATTCAGAAGAAGGAACTTGCCTCTCTGACAAAAGCTATGTCAGAAGCTGTAAATTCTGGAGAAATCAAAGAAGGCAGCGAAGCATGGTATGACATGCAGAACGATATCAATGCGGTAAAAGAATCTATTCAGGAGTCTGAAACCGCTGTCATCGAATTCAATAATTCGATACGAGAAATCAAGTGGGAACGGTTTGAGTATCTGCAAGAGCAAATCAGTAATATTACTGACGAAGCTAACTTCATGATCGACTTAATGGAGAATACTGATTTGTTTACCGACAACGGTAAATTTACCGATACTGGTATGGCAACATTAGGACTTCGTGGTCAGAACTACAATGTGTACATGGCTCAGGCTGATAAGTACGCAGAGGAGCTGAAGAAGTTAAATGCAGAGATTGCAAAAGACCCAAACAACACAACGTTGTTACAGCATCGACAGGAATTACTGGAGGCACAGCGTGACTCAATCCTTGCGGCTGAGGATGAAAAGCAGGCAATTAAAGACCTTGTGGCTAACGGTATCGAAAAAGAGCTTGATGCCTTACAGGATTTGATTGACAAATATACTGAGGCAATGGATACCGCCAAAGACCTACATGATTATCAGAAAGATATTGAAAAGCAGTCATCAGAGATTGCTAAACTGCAGAAACAGTTATCTGCATATTCCGGTGATAATTCAGAAGAGACTAGAGCTACCATACAAAAGATTCAGGTTGACCTGGCTGACGCTATGGACGACCTTGAGGAGACACAGTATGAGCACTATATCAGTGAGCAGAAAAAGCTCCTTGATAATCTGTATGATGAGTACGAGGCAATTCTGAATGAACGTCTTGACAATATCGATGCTTTGATTTCTGACATGATTGATACCATCAATGCCAATTCTGCAACAATCAGTACAACACTGCAAACGCAGAGTGAGAAAGTTGGATACGACCTGTCTGCTGCTATGAAATCCATCTGGTCGAACGAGGGCGGTGGATACTCTATCATCACAAAGTATGGTGAGTCTTTCTTAACACAGCTTACATCAGTTAATGATGTGATTACAAAAATTGCATACAAAATTGGTGCTATGGTCAAAGAAAGCGATAACCAGGCTAATCAGACGGTATCTTCTGCAAAGCCGTCTACCAAAACAGACACTTCTGCAAAGCCGCCTACAACCACTACAACGACAAAAACTCCTACAACCACCTCGACGAAAACAAAATTCAACGAGGATGTGAAACGAGGTGTCGCTGCAGCTATTTGGATTTACGGCTCTAAGTCTGGATGGGGAAATGACCCTGACAGAAAGAAACGTTTGACAGCAAAGTTTGGTGCTTCTAATGCGGCTGCTGTACAGAAATACATTAATGCTCATGCAAACAATGGTGATCTGTACAATTACTGGGTAAAAACCGGAAAGAGCAAATTATCCCAGTATTACTACAGTGCATTCAAGAAAGGTGGTCTTGCCGACTATACCGGAGTAGCTTGGCTTGACGGTTCTCCTACAGAGCCAGAAATGGTTCTGAACCCAGAGGACACACAGAACTTCATTGCATTGAAAGATGCTATGAGAAGCATTGCAGATGGAAATAATCCTTTGAGCAAGTTGTTTGGAGGAGATGAGGGTGCTGCAAATGTGTTATCACAGCTTGCTAAGGTAAGTGCGCCTATGTCCGGAAAAGATACAACAAATATCGGAGACATCACCTATCAGGTAACAATTCCGATAGAACATGTACAAGACTACAACGATTTTATGAACCAGATGCGTAAGGACGGAAAATTTGAAAAGATGATTCGTTCCATGACTGTTGACCAGTTATCTGGTGGCAGTAAGCTCTCAAAAAATAAATATCAGTGGTAGTAACCAGAGAGGCAATTATTATGTTGCCTCTCTTTCTATTGGAGGAAAAGGATATGAATTTAAACAGAAAAATTGATATGCAGGAACGCACCATCAAAAGCCTACAGGAAAAGAACGAAAAACTTAAAAATGAAAATAGAGCTTTGCGTACAGAAAACGCACAGCTTTCAGATAAGAATCAACACTATGAGCAGATTATCGGAAGCGTGGATACCTTACGTGCTGAGTGGAATGCAAGAATTCAAGAAGCTCTTGAATATCGAAAACAGTATAAAGATGCTGTATTTGCCGTCCGCAAAATACGCAAGGAATATGAAAAGAAATTTAATCAGTTAAATAGACAGTTCAAAGTATAAATTACGAAAGGAGGAGGACGTATGGATAGATGTGATTTTACTTTTCGAGGAGAGTCATTAAATGACCATGGCTATATGCTTTGCGAGTTTGATGGTTCTGGCTCTGTCGGAGCCGTAACAACAGATTCACAGCGAGAACTTACTTCAATATCAATGTTTGGCGGTCGATATTTTCCGATTATATATTCGGTTTATGACGGCGCACTTGTTGCAGAAATGTCAATATGTAAACTCGGTAATAATGCCGGAGCTGCGGTTACGCCAAAGGAAGCTGCTGCCTTGAAGCGATGGCTGGAAAGTCCAGTTGCATCCGAATTCAGAGCTGGTGGCGATGACTATGAGGGTATCTTCTGGAACGGAACATTCAATGTCGAGGAGGTTCATGCAGATTCTGTCTGTATCGGATTCAATTTAACTTTTACTGCTACTGCACCATTCGGATATAAAGATAAGGTAAATATCAGCGGATCGGTAGCAAAGGATGGCACTGTGAGCATTAGTGACACAAGTGATGATGAAGGATATATCTACCCTGACATCACGATTACTCTCAAAGCCGCAGGTGATTTAAAGATCACAAACGGATTCGATAACAGGACAACGGTTGTTCGTGGATGCTCTTCTGGAGAAACACTCACATTTACTCATCTCCTGCAAATCTTATCAAGTAATAAATCGCATGAACTTGGAGATGACTTTAACTACAAATTTATCCGAATCAATAATGAGTATGGCAATGTGTTAAACAAACTGACGTTTAATCTCCCTTGCACATACTCTATTTCATATAATCCGATTGCGAAGGTGGTGATTGCGTGAATACTTCTTTATATGGAGGTCTTATTGAAATAAGTCCTGACGGTCAGCCAATTACACCAGATCTCGTTCTTTCTTATCGTGGCGGAACCAAACAAGGAATTATTCACAATGTCCAATCACTGACGAATGCAAATGCACTTGTAGAAACTGCTGAGATATCCTTTGATGTTTATAAGGAGATCGATGGTGTTGAATGCCGGTTATGGGATGATATCAGAGATTTCAGACTGGTGTATATACCACATCTTGATACGTCTACATTCAATCCGTGGTATGAGCTTTCTGTAGAAGTTGATGAGAATGACTGTACAATCAAACATTGTCAAGGAATTCATTTACAGGAGGCAGAGCTTGGTCAGCTCACATTGAATGGTGTTGAGATTAACACTGAAGATGATATTGCGAGAGACGACTACTCTCCCACTATCATTTATGACCCAAAGAATCCAGAAGCTTCTGCTTTGGATAGAATTTTAAAAGATAAAGCATCTCATTATACTATCGTGCATGTGGATTCCTCTATTGCAAATTTACAGAGGACATTTTCATGGGACGGTTCAAGTATAAAAGATGCATTTGATGACATCGCAAATGAAGTGGAATGCCTTTTTAAATATGGCGAATACACGAACAACGATGGCAAAATTCACAGAACTATTTCCGTATACGATCTAAATGACCGATGTATGGAATGTGGCGAACGTGGCTCATTCACTACAAAGGTATGCCCGAAATGCAGCTCTGCAAATATCAATTACGGATATGGGACTGATAGCGGCATTTTTCTCAGTCATGAGAATTTTGCCGGAGATATTACCTATTCATCAAATAAGGACAGCGTAAAAAACTGTTTCCGTCTCGTTGCTGGTGATGATTTGATGACTGCGACGATTCGTAATATCAACCCTAGTGGTAGTCAATATATTTGGTACTTGAGCGATTCTGTTCGTGCGGATATGTCACAGGCTTTACAGGACAAGCTGAAAGCTTACGATACGGAATATGAATCATACTCAACTGAAAAACAGATAGACATCCCATCTACTGTGATTTCTGAGTATAACGCTCTTATCAATAAATACAAGCTATATGATGACACTTTGACGAATATCAAATATCCAATCATAGGATATTCTGCATTAACAGATGTATATTATTCTGCATTGAATTTCTATAGCTTATTAAAGACTACTCTTGCTCCTGCCTCAGAGCATGGAGAAAAAACAACCGCTGCAAAAGAGCTTACAAAGCTTACCATAAATACATTATCTCCTCTTGGTATTCAGAACGCAGAGATTTCGTCTTCTGCTACTGTCACATCCGCTGTACAGAATTATGCGAAGGTGTTTATTGATACATCTCTGTATAGAATCACAGCGAAGTGTAATACATATGAAGCAAAGGTATGGAAGGGAACTATTACTCTGACTGGATACTCAGATGATGAAGATACAGCAACCTCTGCAGAGCTGACTGTATACGTCTCTGACGCAACACCAGACTTCATTAAATGCCAGATTGAGAAGGCTATGAAGAAGAATAATGTAGATGCCACAGGAACTGTTGCTCTGTTTAAAAAGAACGAATCTGAGTTCAAACAGGCACTGTCATTCTATAGCGTGGACAACCTCAATATCCTTGCGAGCATCGCTCGTGGATGCTTGGATATCTTAATTCAGCAAGGTGTAGCTGACCCGGAAAATGAATTGTACTCTTCTATGTACTTACCATATTACAACAGAAGCGTATGGATTCAGGATGAATTAAGAGAACGTGAAGCAGAGGTTCTGAAACTTAGAGGTACAAGAAGTAACCCAGATGGCGTACTGGATTACATTGAGAAACAGCGTCAGACGATTGCCAATAAGCTTGATCTCAGAAGCTACCTCGGAGAAACTTTGTGGGTAGAGTTCTGTTCTTTCAGACGTGATGATACATACCAGAATGACAATTTCATTTCTGATGGATTGTCAGATACAGAACTGATTGCACAGGCAAAAGAATTTATCAAAAACGCCGAACGTGAAATTGTAAAATCTGCGACATTACAGCATACAATCAGTTGCAACCTTAACAACTTCCTTCTGGTTAAAGAGCAGGATGTGGAAGAATCCCCGGTTCCAATCGTCACATTGGATGGAATCCATATCATTACTCACGATCAGCTTTATCTTGTAAAGGGCAATGCAACATTCTCTCCTCTTCTTGTTAATTTCGAGGTCGGTAACTGGGTTCACATCGAAATTGACGGAGTGGTATATAAGCTTCGACTGACCTCTTATAAGATTGATTACGATAATCTTGATAAGCTCGATGTAGAGTTTTCAGATGTCACATATGGACTGGACTATATGTCAGATACGCAGAGTATTCTGGCTCAGGCTCAATCTATGGCTACGTCATACTCTATGGTACAGCATCAGGCTAATAAGGGAAATAATGCGAATAAGCAGATTATGGATATGGTTGAGAACGGTCTGAATCTTACGAATAAACGAATCGTAAATGCTGCCGATAATCAGAATATGGTTGTTGATGAATCTGGTCTCTTAATGAGAGAAAAGAACGAATTCGGTGACGACTATAGCGCAGAACAGACAAAGATTATCAATCATGGATTTTATTACACAAATGATGGATGGAAAACTGTTAAGACAGGTCTTGGTAAGTATATTTACTATGACCCGGAAACAGGCACATATAAAGAAGACTACGGTATTATTGCACATAAGATTGTCGGTAACATCATTCTCGGAAACGAACTTGGTATTTACAATACATCCGGTTCTGTGAAAATTGACCAGAATGGTATGACGATTACTGCCGATGCGTCTGATACGAATAAGGATCTATTTACACTTCAGCGTAAGAACGAAGATGGCTCTTATACCAAATATGTGTATGTAGATGATGATGGAAATATCAAGATCAACGGTAGACATATCCAAATGACAACCAGTGATGACCTTGGCTCTTATATCGACAAAACCATCAAACAGGAAGCTGCTGCTCTCGTGGTACAGCTTACGAATGAATATATCGGTATCACTACCGATTCAAATGGCAACGGAGGAAATTTTACCGATTGCTATACAGATGTCCTTGTGTTCTCTGGAAGTACGGATATCACAAAGTCGTCTGATCTGAAGTGGACAATCACCGCCACAAGCGGGATTGTAGGCGAATGGGATAAGACAAACCATAGATATACAATCAAGAACTTAACCACAAGCGTTGGTGAAGTTGTATTTGATCTAGTCTATATGGATAAATTATCTGTCAGCAAGAAATTCCGAATTGCCAAATTGAAAGCCGGTGCTGATGGCGGTCAGGGGCTTCCGGGACGTGATGGTGTGGACGGTAAATCATCATACGTTCATATCAAATATAGCCCGGTTGCAAATCCGACAGATGAGTTAATGACAGAGGTTCCGTCTACGTACATCGGTATCTGTGTCGATGAAAATGTAAATGACCCAACAACAGCAAGTTCTTATACATGGAGCAAATTTACTGGTAAAGACGGCAAGGACGGTACAGCGGGTGCAGATAGTTATGTGCATTTTGCTTATGCTCAGTCGGCAGACGGTAGCGTGAACTTCAGTGTAGTCGAATACGAAGGAGCTACACATATCGGTGTTTATACCGACAATGTGAAAGAAGATAGTACAGACTACAAAAAATATGCTTGGTCACAGATTCGTGGAGAAGACGGTACAAGCGTTTATATCGTTTCCACTGAAGTTGTGTATATTCCGAGCGACAGCGGTACTACTCCACCAACCGCAAACTCAATGGCGACCAATGACGGGAAAATCCTTGTAGACCATAACGGTAATGAACTGGCTACAAATAAATGGCTCACAACAGTACCGAATGTTATCGAAGGCTCATATCTTTGGACGAGAACAACTGTCAATTACTCAGATGGAAATTCTACGGTGACATATAGCGTTTCCAGACAGTGTATCGATGGTACGGATGGAATTGATGGAATCAATGGACGTGATGGACGTGACGGTTCAAGTAACTATGTCCATATTAAATATTCCGCATATCCAAATCCTACAGATAGCCAGATATCGGAAGTTCCTTCGGACTACATTGGTATTTGCGTTAATGATGTCATCAAAGACCCAGATACAGCAAATTCCTATACATGGTCTAAATTCGCCGGAAAAGATGGTGAAGACGGTATCCCGGGCAAGAATGGCTATGTGCATTTCGCATACGCTATGAGTGCTGATGGTAAAGATGGATTCTCTAAATCTGAATTTACCGGAGCAACATATATTGGCGTGTACTCTGATAATGTACAGGCTGATAGCGGAAACTACAAGGATTATGCGTGGTCTCTTATCAAAGGTGCTGATGGTAAGACGCCAGTTAAAGGAGTCGATTACTTTGACGGTGTGTCATCTTACCTCTGGATAAGATATGCTACCGATGCAAATGGTAGTGGAATGACAACTACCCCATCAAGTGCAACAAAATATATCGGTACTGCATCGACAACCACTTCTACTGCGCCTACAGCCGCAAGTGCATATAAGTGGTCTAAATATGTTGGAGAAAACGGTACTCCGGGCGAGAACGGCTATGTTCATATAGCTTATGCAGACTCAGCTGATGGAAAAACCGGTTTCAATACAACCGTTGGTACGGATAAAAAATATATCGGACAGTACACAGATAATATTGAGGCTGATAGTACAGACCCTACGAAGTACACATGGTCTCTTATCAAAGGTGCTGATGTTACAATTACCTCTACAAAGATAGAGTATATTGCAACCACCGAGAAAAGCACTACCCCACCAGAATCAATCGAACTTATCACTAGCGGTGGATTATCACTGATTGACAATTCTTCAAGAATATTTGTTACAAACAAATGGTCAGATGAGATGCCAGAACTTTCAGATGGCATGATTCTCTGGACAAGAACTACTGTCAACTACTCAGATGGCAACTCAACTGTAACGTATACAAATACAAAACAGGGCGATACCGGAGTGACAGGAAGAACATACTTCCTTGAGGTTGATACATCCGCAGTCAAAATTGATGGAAACAACATCATTACACCAGATACGGTTAAAGTTAGAGGATATTACAGAGATGGCAATGGTGATCGAGAGGTTTACCCTTGCCGTTTTGTCATTACAAAGACATATAGTGACAACCGAACAGAAGAAGTCTTTAGTTCTTCTGGTAATGTTGCAGAGCAGTCATTTACGATCTACGGCGAGACTGATATGCCTACATTCTATACAGTAGAAATGCATAAAGCCAGTCAAGCTCCGAATGATAACAATCTGCTCGATATCCAGACCATTCCTATTCTGGTAGATAGCGCAAATATGATGATTGGTGCAAGAAACTTGCTCAAGAAATCAAACCAGCTTGAAGGATGTCACTATTACGGAACAAGCGGTGCTTATAGCATATCTGAAGATGAGATTGATGCAAAACGTGTGGTTAAGATTCAATCAGCTACAGGATCTAACGCCGCAAAAGCCATTTACTATGAAGTGTATACGGATAATTTGATTGCATCTGCCATTGGCACAAAGCTTACCGTTTCGATGAATGTATATTCTCGACAAAATACAACAATTACTGTGTGTCTGGCAAATACAAATGGCGTCATGCAGACAACAGATATGCAACAGATTCAACTCACATCTGGATGGAATAAAGTATATACCGTACTTACTATTCAAGATACAGATTTTGAACTTGTCACAGATTCGCGTAATAACTTTGCCACATCTTCTGGTCAGATTATTACGACTGGTACTGTTGGTATTATATCCAATGTATTGAGGATCAATGACAACATGAATGGTAATGACTATTATGCGATTGACCATATTCAGCTAGAGAAAGGAAATCGCCCAACAGATTATTATCCTGCCCCTGAAGATCTGATTGATTATACCGACAAAATCACCGGAGATATGTCTGATGAATTAAAAGAAATTATTTCAGAAATCATCAATGATGTTGTTGCGAATCGAAAAGATTTTGATGATCTTGTTGGCGAAGATGGGCGAATCGAGGAAATTAGAAAAAGTAGCGTAACAACACAACAGCAAGTCGATAAGGTGCAAACTGATGTTAATACATATATCGTTCGTGTAGATGCCATCAATGGAAAAATTGAGAGTATCGAACAGACAACAGAATGCTTCTCTATGGAAGATGCAGGTCTCCGCATTACGCGAAAAATTTCGAGTCAAGACCCATCAAAGCAGCTGTCTATGTTACTAAGTGAGCAGAAACTTAGCTTCTATCAGGGAACTGACGAAGTTGCTTACTTTAGTAATAATAAACTTTATGTAACAGATGCTGAAATTCTCGAAAGATTGCAACTTGGTAAATTCGCCTTCATTCCACGATCTAATGGTAATCTATCATTCAGATATCTAGGCGGAAACTAAAGAATCAGCCACGCAAAGGAGGTGATAATAAATGGCTCTAAGTGGAAGTTTTAATACAAGTGGATATGATGGACGGCATTGGCATTTTAGTTGGACTGCGACTCAAAATGTCGGAGCTAATACATCTACTATCTCATATAAAGTAAAAGCTGTTGGAGGTAATGCCGGATGGTATATGTGCGGACCCTGTAAGGTAGTTGTTGCTGGCAAAACCGTTTATAACAATACCGGACGATGGAAGCAATATGAAGGCACTCTACATAGTGGAACTGTAACTGTCACACATAATAACAACGGAACCGCATCGTTTTCAGCCAGCATTTCAAGTGCCATTTATTACTATGCAGATGGTACTGGAAATGGAAGCAAAACATGGTCTCTTAATACCATCCCTAGAGCTTCTCAACCGTCAGTAAACACATGGCCTAATACAGTTTCATCTGTGAATATTGGAGATTCAATCACTATCCATATGAATAAAAAAGCAAACTTTACTCATAAAGTCACTGCTACGTTCGGGAATAAAACAGAAGTGGTTACAAACTCATGTGTAGACAATGTGGTATGGGATGGATTTACTCTTGCAAAGTTTGCAGGTCAGATACCAAATGCAACAAGTGGAATTCTAACATTCACAGTTGATACAATGAATGGCTCCACAAAAATAGGCACAAAGACAGTTTCTGTAACCGCAAACCTTCCATCCACTGTTGTTCCGTCATGCAGTATCTCATCACTCACAAACACGAACAACTCATTCGGATGCTATGCAAAATTGTTATCTGGAGTTAAGGTAAAACCATTAGCGTCTGGTAGTTATGGTTCTAGCATATCATCACTCAAAATTTCTGTTACAGATATGTTGAATATAACCGCATCGAGTGGAACCGAATATACATTTGACCCGTTTCCAACGACCGGAGAAAAGACAATAACTGTTACTGCCACAGATAGTAGAGGTAGAAGCAGTTCAACATCTTCAAAAATCACAGTGTATGAATATAGCAATCCTACTGCAAGGATATCTGCATCGAGAGGAACAGGTAGCACAATAAGCAACTTTGTAGATGATGACACTGGAGACCATGCAAAGATCTCAGCGATCGGATCTGTAAGCGGTATTTCGGGGAATACTATAACTCCAATTTTACAGTACAAGGTAGCAAGTCAGACAGCGTGGACAAATATACCTGTCAGCGCGAGTTCGACGAGTTTTAATGACACTTGTATAATTTCAGTCTCTGACACGCAGGCATATGATATCAGGCTCATTGTTAGAGACAAGGCTGGACGAGAAGCTGTCGCAACTATGACATTATCAAATGGTTTCGCCACAATGGATTATAAAGCTGGTGGAGACGGTATTGCATTTGGCAAAACAGCTAACCGTTCAGGTATAGATTGTGCAATGTTAATGCGTATTCTCAAGGGAATGCAACTGATGAACGAGACATCATCAGGAGGATATGGAATTGCTGATTGGTATTATAACAACAATGGTGCTCAGCTGCAGAAAGGTGCAGTTTATGCTGCTTCAGATGGAATTCATATAAGAGCAACAAATGGGATTGGTTTCCTCGATGGCACATGGAGTGGAAGTCTTTCAGACAGGCGCATGAAACGCGATATCGAGCCAATAGCTCAAAATATTATACAGGCTGTTGGTGAGGTTCGATTCGTACAATTTAGAATGTCTGCACCAGATTATGACCATGAAGAATTATATGTTGGAATACTGGCGCAAGATTTACGAAATGCATTTGCTAGGCATGGAGTTGAAGATAAACTCCTAATGCTTGGAACACGAAAACTAAATCCAGACGATGAAAATGAGTATTACTGCATTGAGTATACTCATTTTTTATTGGTCAGATTGCTATACGACGAACTGCAAATGCAGGATTTTAATGATCGTATAGAAACACTAGAAAAGAAACTAGGTATATAAGAGGAGGAATATACTATGGCAAATACGACAAGAATTAAAGACCTTTCCGCTGTTACTTCCGTTGCTGATACTGATGTACTCCCAGTTGACGGTGCGAATGGTACTAAGGGTGTGACTTTCGGAAATCTCTCCACTGCCGCACTTAACAAGCTGACAAGCAAAACTTATGGTCTGGATCAGGGTACAAAAACTCTTCCGGCTGCAATCAATGAGCTGTACACAGGTGCAGCAAGAAACAACGCAGGAGGTCACAACTCCATTTTCAGAGGTAAGAACTTAGGTACTTCCTATACTTCTGCTATGTCAAAAGCTATTCAGAGTGGTACATTTGATGACCTGTTCGTAGGTGATTACCTGACAATCAACGGTACTGTCTATCGAGTTGCCGGGTTCAATCTTGGCAAACAGATTGGAGATAATACATCTATGGGTAATAGCATGTGTCTCGTACCTGACTCTGCACTGTACAATGCTCAAATGCATAACACAGACAGCGGTCAGTACACAGAAGGCGCTGCCGCAAATACTACAACTGGTGCTTATGCTAACTCTGACATGAGAACTGCTAACCTCACACAGGCTACTCAGAAAATTGTGAGTGATTTCGGTTCTTCTCACGTAATGTCCTATAGAGATATCTTGCCAAATGCAACAGCTGATGGACAGGCTTCTGGATGGGCTTGGTACGACTGTAAGGTTGAGCTGATGTCTGAGACGATGGTATAC